CGCACCATCAACGCTCCGACAATCAACGCACACGCACCGCCTAAGCTGTGACCAGTTAAAATCATATCTTCCGGCTTAATACCACGAGTCCAACACTCAGACATTACCTTAGTGATTAATCGCTTGCTGGCTTTTAAAAATCCTGCTGGACACCATCCAAGCTCTTTCGTCCAGAGGGGAAAGATTCGCAAATCTCTCACGGCGTCCATCGGCTCATCAGTTCCGCGAAAAGCAATCACATTTCTTTCAATCAAAACTTCAATGTTTGCTTCTTCAAACGTCCTGTCAAAATAAGCCCGATGGCAAATATCACTTATCTCCTGATGACTGATCTTCTTCTTTTTCATCAGCATCTAACTCCTTGTAATAATTCAAGATGGAAAGCACTTGTTTGATGTAGCGTTTGATCTCTGCCATGTTCAGCGAAAGGTTTTCATAACCTGTCGGGCTAACGCCATAATAAACATTTGTGGGGGCTTCGCCTTTTTCCAGATCATCCAAATATTCATCCATCACCGCCGGAGTAAGAACCTTCCACTCTACAGGCTTCGTCCTGACCTTTGATGGTAAAGGCGGGTGGTAAACTGCCTGTTTCTTTTGGATTTGCACCACCTCCACAGGCTTGACCTCTGGGATGAAGTTGCCAAGACTTGAGCAACCGCTAAGGACTAGGCTTGCTATCAGTAAGAATCTCAAATTCATTTAGAACCCCTTTAGTTCCTTTGTTAATGATGTTTTCTATTAACTTCGGTTTTCTTAAACTGAGCAAATTCATATCATGCTTTTGGAATTTATCTTTTAAGTTTTGGACTTGCTCCCTTGCCTCTTCGTTTTGTTCCTGCAATACGTTGATTTTCTCAAATGCGATTTTCTTCTCTTCCTCTGCCGCTATTACTTGATCGTTTAACCCTTTAATGCTGTTTTCCAAAAGCACTTGATTATCTGCCGCCTGTCTGAGTTGCAATGCTATCGCCTCTTTTTCTGCCTCCGATTTATCATAATATAGTTTGAAAGCCCCGCCAGTGATGGCTAGAGCCAAACCAAGACCACCTGTCAGATACCACATAATTTTATGTCCTTCCGTTTCATGTGGAACTTGGTGGAGTCGGAAACGTGACTTGAGATATTTCCACGATATCTGTGCCAATCGTTGCCGGAAAATCTCTGATACTTTGTCGGTAATTTTTCCACGAATCCAGCTTTTCAGAAATATAATTTGGCGCATCTGGTAGCATCCATTTGTCGCTGTCTTGAAGAATCATCCGGCATTGTTCGCGAACCTCTAGCATAAGTCTTGCGTGTTTCTCAGAATCAGATAATTCGGGTTGTTGTAGCTTGCCATCTTTCACATAAGATGGTCGGGTGAAGTCTATCTCTACATCATCAGCAATTTCTAAATGATTTTCGTAGAGAGTTTTTAAATTAGCTATTGAAGTGGGATCACCTGAATAAACATTTAAAACCAACCCATCATCGTCAAAAACTGCTAGTCTCATCTTTGCCTCGCAATAGCGTTCATGGAGCCTGTGCCGCGCCGATAACTAATAGATGTGTCACTTCCACCTGCTACCCAAGTAATATAGTAGTAGTATGTTTGTGCGCTTGATGTGTTTGTAAATGTGGCGGCGGTTGAAAGTGAAACCGAAAAACCTGCCGTCACCGATGTGGACTGTGCGTTTGTGACGCTTGTTGATCCAATTAGAGTTCCTACGCTTTTGGCCGTGGTGCTTTGGTGAATTCCGATCCGCACTGTCCCTTGAGGGCTTCCTGTGTTCGCCAAAAAATTTAGATTAGCTTCAACATAAGTCACGGTTGGCCTCAATGAAGCATCCGCGCTTGTCGTTACGGTCAACGCTGGGCTGGCGATATATTGTTGCGTATCCGTCCGATGGGTGGTATTTACGCTTGAATCTGCCGATACTGATGACCCAACAGCCCAAGTTGCCGCGTTATTGCCTAACTGTGTGGCCGAAACCCCCGCCTGTCTGATGATCAAACTTTGATTCCCTGCCGATCCTGTTGTATCTAGTGTCACGCCGTCAATGCTTATGTAATCGGCTTTTAAAGATCCTGCGGAAATATCATTCGCTGATATCACGCCAAACACACCGCTGGCAGAACTCAATGAGCCAGCGACTATCTTAGTGGCTCCAAGCGTGCCATTTACCACTTGATCTCCTGTAAATACCTCCGTGATTTCTGCAAAGGAGCCACCGCCCCCACCAGAATTTGCCGATCCATATTTATATGATTTGCTCACCTTTGGATTGGCGCTTGTATTCTGCACAATGACGAAATCCTCATCCATCGGCAATCTACCAAAAGCCGTATTAAATGCTGAATCACTTGGAGCGTTGGTATTCCCAGCAACATCCAGATGGAAGAATCCCGCAACCGGAAAATCAATAACAGAGCTATTGACACCTGTAAAGGCTCCTGACACCTGTGAGGAAAGGGCTGATTCTTGCCCTGTATGGGTAACCCCTCGCACTTTGTAATAATAAGTAGTTCCAGCCGTGAGGCCGTTTGTATCTCCTCGCGTAATGACCATCTTTTTATTTGGCTCACCTGTCAGCGTAGCGACAACCAAAGATTCGCTTGGGCTTGCGCCGATGGAGCTTGATGATTCGTAAACTTTGATGCTTCTCAGGTTGGTGTTTGAAGGGTTCGTCCAAGAGATGCTCAAAGCCAAAGGTTTGTTGTTCACCACCGCCAAGCCGGACGGTGCGTTGAACGTGTCAGTGTGGCTTGGTGTTATGGTTGCTTCGGAGCTAAATGCTGAAACAATCCCCCCTTTCCCTCTATGCCGCACCCTGAAAACATACGCCTGATTGTTTGTTAAATCAGCCACAACGAGATTTGATTGCCCCTTTCCCGCAATACCAGCGGAAAGATAAGTCCCTCCAGAGAGCTTGTACTGCACCTCTGTGCCTGTAATATCGTCCGAATTAGCGTTTGTCCAGTTCACCGTGATGTTGATCTTGACTGTTGGCCCATCAACCACGCTGGCAACTGAGGGAGTGCCGATAGTTGGCGCGGTTATTGTCATGACCCCTGTGGTTCTTTCGTTCCCTTCCGTTATTGGCGTTGTATAATCTGATGTAGCAAAACTGAAAACTGAAGACGCTGTTTCCCTAAGCGATAAACTGACCGTTGCCAAGGCTCCTGATCCATCATCTGCGGCATCAAGCTCCAAACGCATATCTTCAATTTGAAAGATTTTAGAACTGAAACCAAGGCGTGAGTTTGTCACATAAATCCAATCGTTTGGCTGACATTGAATGTATTTGATGGGAACCCTAACGGCCACTCTAGTAGTTTGTCGCTGATCTAAAAGCTGGATCTTTTGAATTCGTTGCGCGGTGTCAGTGTCCGTTGTAAACCCTAGAGAGATTTCCATTTCCTTGGCAAAATTTGGGCTTCCTGCGCCGCCTACCCTGTCGCCCACTGGGGTATCTTCTAACAGCATACTAGCAGATTTAAAAACTGGTGTTTCTGTAGCGACAAATTTTTGGCCGCTATCTGGGAATATAGCCTTGATTTGATTGTACATATCACCGCCACGTTTCTTAGTGACAATCTCAAACGGTCCTAGCGCATCGGCATCTGTGATTGTTAGCTCTGGTGTTTGCGCCGCCCCTGCAAATACTTGAAAAGATCCGTTAACAAATCCTACCTTTCCACACATAGAACCGACAATTCCTTGAATCACTGATTCGCCTGTAGCTTGCATATTTGTGAAACCGTTACAGGTGTATCGGGTTTGTTGGGTTGAGCCATCGCCTAGTGTCACTTGTTGATCGCAGATATTCGCCGCCGCTGATATGCCTCCGGCGTTTGTACTGGTGTTTACTTCATCAGATTTTGCTTTCAGACCGTAAGTGGTATCCGTTAAATAATCATGTAAACAAAGAGCCGGATTACTCCTTTGAGCGTCTGTCGTTGCCGCCGCATTTGTGCGGGGATCAAAAACATTCTTCCCTTTCATCAAAAAAGAAATCTTGGGCATTGAAAAGTTTTTTTCTGAATCTATCGCGCATTGAAAATAAAAATAAGCGCAATTCGTATATTTATGGGTGTTTGGAATTGCGGTGGTGCCTAGCTGATTTTGAGCCAATCCATCACAAGCGGTCTGTGTGCCATCGTGAAATGTAAATCTCACTAAATAACCAGATGATCCGCTGTAAGTGAAAGTGCTTTTATTCTCGCCTGTTAAGTCTCTCAAATCGTTTTGAGTGGCGTAAAAAACTGTTTCGCCTTGTTCTGTTTGGGTTGCGGTGGTCAGTTCTAGGTCATTATAAAAAACCTTCTCAAACCCCTCTACCGGATGCCCTGATACAACGATAATTAGATTTAAAAAAGCCCCATCGTTGCCTGTAGTTTCAACGTGTGCGAATGTCCCGCCCACCCTGCATTTACCATAAATGATTTGTCTCGCAACGGCGGTTCCGGCCCCTGAAACTTTGGTTCCCATATTTCCAAGTGATCCATCCAGCCCAGAACCCATCTTTGGTGATAATAAAGAGGTAACTAAAGCCCCAGCCCCCGCTATTGCTAAGGCTCCGTAAAAAGATGGTGAAAGTAACAATCCAGAGAACCCGCCAAAAAGACCTCCCGCCCCTATCGGCGCTGTAGACAATATGGTGCTGGTTCCTAAAAACGTGCCGCCAAACGCTTGAACTACCGCCCCAGCCGTCACCAGAACTAAAGCCGTGACAACGACTGCTGTTAGAACTGCCTTAATGATCTTGCCCATTTAGGGAATCCTCCAAGCGGCTTCAATGGTGCTTGGTAAGCTGAAAGCATAGCCGCCATCTGTGGGCGACATCACCCTTACCCCATCCGATATCCCTGCCACTGGTTTGTTATCATTCATTACAACAACCAGATCGCCTGTCGTGACGTACTGTGGTTCAACTGGAACCATGCCAGCCGCAAGCGCGGCTTTTTCAAGAGCTTTGTCCAAAGTGCCGCCGTAATCTTTGATTGCTTTGTAGGCGGTTTTTTCGTCTTTCCATTTTAAAGTTTTGGGGATCACATTCTTTCCGCTTATTACCTTTAGACAAGCGTTTGCGAAAATACAACAATCCCATGTGCCCCATTCAAAGTCACGCTCGCGGTTCTCTTTTAAGAACTCCGCCAATTTTATTTCCCAATCTGGAAGCCTTTTCATCAGAAAGGTACTTGCGGGATGATTTCGTCAATGCTTGGAATAGCTGGGGTTTGTCCTTCCATCAAGCCTAACCCTGATCTTTCCTTGCCCCACAAGATTTCAGCGGTCTGAATTCTTTCCATGCGGTTGAATCCTGTATCAGTAGGATCAATCAACTTCTGCGATTCTTTTAAGTACCTCAGATTACAAGGCCGCTTCAAATCCACCAATCGGTTTTCACAATTTACTGTTATGGTGTTCGCTCCTTGTGGTTCTTCGGTGATCTGCATACTCGTCATGCGTCCTTTGAAAGAAGTCATGACGGCACCAGCGTTTTCACCACCGCCATCTAAAAAACCAGTAAAAACAGTAATTGGGCGATTGTGATAATCGTTTGTTAAAGAATGAGAGAGAATTGATGGGTCTAAGCCTGACAGCCCAATAGTAAGGCCAGCGGATTTTAATTCTGCGGTATCCTCAAAGGCCGACATGGATAAAAGAGTTCCAACCCCTTGGTAAGTGTTGCCATCAAAAACAACGTCCCCAGCGGTCGTATTTACCCTGAGAACGTCATTATCAAATTCAGCTTGAACCGCGAAAAACATAAAAGAATGTTTCTCTGCGTTTAATCTCGCCTCCGCGACTGTTTTATTTACTATATCCGAATCAGAATCAAACCGCGTAGCCATTTAGATTACCTCTGCACAACTGAACGCCAATGTGTAAAGAGAGTTTCTATCTGTGTCCCAACCAACTGAATTTCCAATCAAACGAAATCTGCTTTCATTCGCTCCGTTCTTAAATCCCGCGTAAAACCCATCCGCAAAATTGAATCTAAGTTTTGGTTCAATGGATACAGAGAAATGATTATTTCCACCGCCGACAACTGTTTCAGTAGCGTTTTCGGTACACATCACTAACTGTTTCGGTGTTGCGGTGGTCAGTGAAGCTCCGTCATACAAAGCTAAGTAATCGCCCCTTTTCAATAAGCCAGCAGATGTTCCATCAGATGACTCAAGAGAAAGAGCCGTTGCACCTTTGACGTTCACCTTTACCGAACAGCCTGATGTACTTGTTTCCGAAACTAAATCCCTGTCTACCACCGCCACTGTTTGAGAGTTTGAAGCGTTCTGAACAATTTTAAACGTGCCATTGTTGTCATCATTCACTGCCCCAGAGACAAAAAAGAAATCGCCTGTGACTGCGGAAAAAGCATTGTTGTTTGATGTGATGGTATTGCCAGAAAAACTTAATGTGAGGCTAGATGCGTCCATCCTTGGGTCAGCTATAAAGTAATCGGCTGAATAAATACCCTCACCTGTGGCGGCTCTGTTTTTTGAGGGGTCCCGCCCATCTGGATCAACAAATTTAAAAAAGTTAGTCGGCCCCTGCATTTTGGTAAGAAAGGACAGCCATTCTGTGGCTTCTGGGCGTTTCAATGGCGGGAGTGATACCTCTGCTACCCATCCAGCATAGTCAAACTCCTGAGTCCTTGTCTGGCCTGTAAATGGTGAAGCTACAGCACCAATCGCCCTATCAAGCTGGAAAGCTGACCTTACAAAATTAGGGCTTGATGGCATGGTAATTTCTCGCATTTATCCCCCTAATAATCCACGGCGATATGTGCCGCCCCTTGATGCCGCCTCTAATACAGATGCCTTCGTTACGTCTGAAATCGTAGGCAACATCTTCATAACCTCCTGTCTTACCGTAGGAACCACGCCTGTGCTAAAGTTAAGGTTTTGGTTGATGACTATTCCATCGCCGCCCATAGCCATCCGGCTTGAATGATTGTTCATAATTCTACCGCCAGTATTGGGTATAAAAAGCTCTGGCCCTCTTTCTCCTACTAACATCGGGCCACTTCCTCTTCCCCCTGTGGCTCTTTTGGGCATCCCTGTAAAGGGGAAATTCTGGGGTGAGAACCCTGCATTTACAGATCCACCGCTGGCATCACCCCCACCACCGAATAAAGAAATTTCTGGAAGTTGGGTGAAACCTGTTACATTGCCAAAAATAGAGTTCAATATTTTATTAACAATAGCCATTTGCAAGAAAGTTGAAATAATTTGGGCTACGATGTTTTTAGCAAAATTTTTGAAAGCGTCCAAAGCATTTTGCCCATCCATCAAAGCGGTTACAAAAGTCGTTGTGAACTGTTGAGATTGTTGCGCTATAGAGTTGGTCATGTCTCCGATTTCTTCCGTGGCTGTTTTAACTTTTTCTCCCAAATCGTCATTGCCCTTACCAGCGGCGTTCATTCCTTCCAGCATATTTTTTAAAGCCTCATCTAGCTCTTGCTGGTTTTTAGTATTCTCTTGCGTAACTAAGGACAATTTTTCAAATATAGTAGAGATGCCTGTTACTTTCAGAGCTTCATCCACAAAGCCAGCAATCTTTTCTTCTGCGCCTTCTATGCTTTTTGCCGCCAAACCAGCCGCGACTGCTAATCCTGCAAAAATTACATTCTTTTTCGTCACTTTGTTCAAAATAGCTATTGCCGCCCCTGCACCGCCCACGGCTCTAGCCATGTTCACAAAAGCCTTTCCGGTTGAAAGAGCCAATGAACCTAACTGTAAAGCCGCAAAAGTTCCTGCCGCTATACTTAAACTATTCAAATTAGCCCTTGCGATTGCTACCGCTTGCCCTAAAACATTGAAAGCAGTTGCCAACGCACCGCCAGCCAATGAAGCTAATGGTGTGAGAGACTTAACCAAAGAAATCAAGCTACGGTTGACCCCAACAATAACTTGATTCAAACCGCTGTCACCAATAGCTTTTGATGTTTCTGCTAACGCATCCTTTAAATTAGAAAAAGAACCCGATACAGTTTTTGAAGTTTCTTCCAATGCGGTAGGAAATTTCTCGCTTCCGATTTTCCGAATGAAATCAATTATTGATTGTCCATCTCGTTCTATCAGTTGGGTATTGTTTTGGAAAGTAACCGCTAATTTGTCGCCTTCCACTTTTGCGATAATACCGAACTGTTTGAGCATTTCCATTTCGCCAGTGGTGGCGTTGAACGCCGCTTGGGAAATCTGCGTTATGTCTTTTCCGAACGCCGCCGCTACATTACCAAAATCCTGTAAAACATCGGTGGTCGGTGTGATTCCAGCATTTAATAAGGTTGTAAATGCGCTTGATACGTTTTCAAGCTGGAAAGTTGTCCCTGCTGTAAAAGCTCTGATTACATCAAAAGACGCTCCTGCCGCCTCTGCGGAGCCTGTAATAGCCCTTAGAGATGCCTCAAGGGTTTCAAACTTTGCCGCTGTAGAAACTACGTTTGCGCCTATCGCACCGATACCAACTGCGGCAAGAACACCGCCAAGCCTTTTGAACGATAAAATGGACGTATTTGTGCGCTTGTCAAGAGCCGCCATACTCCCCTGAACAGTGGCAAGCCCTTTTTGAAGCTGTCGGGTGTCGGCCCTTATTTGAACGATTAATTCGTCAACGGTTGCCATCAGTCGGGATATAGCTCCATCAAGTCTTTTAGCTCATTTCTGGTCATGGGTTGCTTTTGTTCCTGTCCGTTAAACTCCATGAACCCTTCAATCACTATGTAAATTTCCTGTGGTGACATATCCCAAAATGTTTTTGGATCAAGCCCAATCATTCCCACACAAATGGCATAAAATCTACGCCAAGGGAGTGTCTTTTCTTTTATGTCACCGCTAGGTCTTTTTTTTCGTTTGAACCTGTATCTGTCAAAACAGACGCAAGCAACTCAGCAATCACGCGACAAACTTCCGTGAAAGGGTTCTCCGAAATTATTTTTTTAATTCCAGAGTCATCTATGTCCTTACCACCACCGCGTAATGCGGCTTTGAGAATGACTACAACATAAGATGTGCGGATCTTCGCTTCTCCGATTTCCGTCATTATTTCAATGATGCCCTTATCAAGCTCGTCCTCAATGTTGATAATCGCATCAACAGTGAGTCTAGCTTTATAGGTTTCATTCCCCAGTGTTATTTGGGTCTCCCCCCTCATCGGGTTGGTCATCGTTTTCCTCCTGTGCTATCTGCACGTTTTTAAAGTCGGCATCTGCCAACGTAAGATATATAACATCATCTCGCTCATCTACACGCCAATCTTCTACCGCATAGCTTGCCCCATTTACGGTGACGCTTGTGGGATCTTCACCGATGGCGTTTGGGCAAGTGACTTCGTTGCCCCTTGCCATCCCATCAATCCCTTCAATCTCAACCACTATCCAAGACATTTAAAGCCCCCTTTACGCCGCCGCGAATGTAACCGCGCCGCCACTTTCAAAAGTAACATCGTAAGTAGCTTCGCCATTGTATTCGCCAGCATAGCTCAGAGTCGTTATTTGAAAGTTGCCTGAGTAAGTTCCAAGGTCGGGGATTACGAAAGAACAAGCTAATAATGCCGCGCCTCCAAAAGCAGTTCTCAAAGCAACTTCAGAAGCCGCGTCCGTGAATACGCCTGATCCGGCTATCGTCACGCTTTGAACGCCCGCCGCTGGAAGCAATATCCTTTGGTTTGAGCTATCTTTGTTAGTTACGTCAACGGTTTCTTCGTTCAAGGTTATGGTGCTTGAACGTAAACCGCCAACTGTTACTTGCGAGCCTGACACGTTGATCTTGACCAGAACCGCGCTACCTTTTTGTGCCGCCATTGTTTTCTCCTAAATTAAGAGGTTCCTAAAATTATAGCGCGGAATCTCATGATTCCGTGTCTGGTGATCCCGTCTGGATCGCGCATTACATCTGAAAATTCAAATCTACAGTTGACAAGATTGAAACCTGTCACTGTTAGACTTGAATCATGCAATAAACTGTGAATCCTGTCCATTATATTCTTTGTTTCGGCTGAACCAAACTGTCTTGACCACACATGAATAACCAAGGTTGTATCGCTTCCGGCCAAGTCTTTGGTGCTAAAATCTACGACATTATCATCGCCTATTTGCACCACTGGATAGTTTGTGCCGCTAGGCACTTCGTCTTGTACTGTAGCCCCTAAAGTTGAGGTCAAGTTATTGTCGGTGCTTAAAGCCGTGAATATAGCGGTTTGAAGTGCTGTTTGTCCTACGCTCACAATAACCCTTCTCTCATAAATATCTTTCTTATCTTGTTTTGAGACTTTCTCAATGCTGGTTGCAAAAATGGCCTTGCCGCCATCGTAGTTGTGCCAAATTCAAGAGCGGCAGAATAAGGGGCTGAAGAAATTACTTTTCCCACTTTATTAGAAACCTCTTGCGTGATTTGGCTGACCAAGAATCCTGTATCGCTTGCGGGTGCCTCACCAGCCGAACTAGCTATGTGTTCTCTTCGTGGTTGATATTTTTGGTAAGTTATTCCAGATTTATTGCCTGATACGATGGATTTCACTGCTTCATCTATTACTTCGTTGCAAGCAAGAAAAAGTGCGCGGTTTATTTTTTTGGTTGCTTTAGAGCCAAAGCGTTCAACGATACGAATTCCAACTTGTTTAGCATTGTCCGTCATGCCGCCACGCCTCTTTCTCCGCGAATCACAATGTATCTGTTTCGCTCCTCCAGATTAATGCTTGAAATAATATTATATACCTTTGAGTTGTATAATATTCTTTTCGTTGGGTCTACTGTCTTATCGCTTCTGTACCGAATGACAAAATCAAAAATGATTGTTTCCGTAAGCTGGCCCTGAAGGAAGGGATCTTGGCCGCGCAATGGTTTGACATAGGCCATAGCTGTAAAGTCCGTTGAATAGGCTTTGGTGAACCCTCCGGCCCCATCTGCTGTCCTTGCTTCAACCTGTATTGTAATAAGCTCTCTCATTGAGCCTATTCCATAATCTACAGCCATAATCTACCCCAAAGCTGAGAATTTAGATCCTGCCAAACCGTCCAACACTTTAAATCTTGCGTATAACTGCTTGACCATTGGCGGCACGTTTATCGTTTCTTGGTAATTCTTCATATCTCCCCTTTGGTCATACATATAAGCGATGTGCATCAACATACCAACCTTTATATCTTGGGGAACTGCCGCCGCCGCACCATATCCCGCGACATACTTTATTTCAACGGCGTTTGCAACTCTAAGAGCCGTCGGGAAGGTCTCACCAGTTCTTAAAACGATTCTTGCGGGTTCCCTCACCTTATCCAAATAATATTTTGAAGCGGCAAAAGTCGTTGCATTGTCGCTGTCATCATAAGTCTTTATGTGGGTTACTGATTGAACTGGCGGGCTGGGGAGAACTATGTAATTTTTATAAAAATTTATATCTGGCTTGTCATAAATCCCTTCGTAAATGGGATCATTAACGTCATTAACGTCATCAAGGAAAAGTGTAAGCGTTTGTGTAAGGACGCTCCGGCCTGTGTAGCTTTCAAAAAATCTTCTTGCCGCTACCCTTAAAAGCTGAAGCGTTGCAAGTTCGTTAACATCATCAACCCTTAGATAATTCCGTATTTCCGCTTCTGTTAGGGTTTCTCCTGTGGGGGCGGTGGTAATTTCCAAACCAGACATTTTGCCTCCTAGTGAAAAAGTTTCGTCCCTTTTGGAACCATCTTCGGCAAGCAATATGCCGTTATATTTTCCTGCCTATAATATCGTCTGTCGTTAGGTGACCATTTTCCATCTGATACTGCTGAACTAAAGATATTACAGCGATAGATTGACCGAAATAACATCCTATTATCCGACACAATTTCATTATCCACAACCACAACGAGCAAAAATGCCATCAACATTTGAATCTTCCGCACTTTCTCATATTACGCTGACGTTCTTTGGCCTGTTCTAACCGTTGTTTGGCCGAATCAATTTTCCGTTCCATGACGGCATCATAAACATACCAACTCGCCCAACCCACAAAAGCTATAGAACAAATAATATAAAGGACAGCAAGACGCTCTTTCATTTTTCGTTGTCGTTCTTTACGTTTCTTGTGGATGTCTTTTAGATATTGCTGATGTGAGCGTTCACTCTCCTTTCGTATGCGCTCCGCGTCCTTCCATACGCTAGACATCCCAAGCATCATAAGGTGATCTTTTATTTTGGTCTCTACAGCCTTGATTTCTCTACGTTTAATAGAGAGATCCATCGCTTCTTTCGGGGTCAAAGGCCGCTTTAGTTTTTTCTTTTTCTCCCAATCGTCTAGCCTTTGGGCGGTGTTGCTAAACTTTCCAAGAAGTGCCGCCGCCTCTTGTGCATTAGCTTTGCTTTCTTTGAAAGTTGCGATAGTGCTATTTATAGCTGATAGGGCTGAACCAATCGCCGCCAATTCTGCAAACATAACTACCCTTCACTAAGTTGCTTACATTTTTGGCTCGTTGGCCTGTCTTGGCTAAATTTTAGCCCCTTAAATTATACACTTTTTCTTGAAACAAAGATTTATTTCAATTATTTGAAAAAAAGATAACTATTTAACCCAAAAAGGGTTGACATATAATATTATTTATAAGAATATAATCACATCAATTAACAAAACAGGGAAAAAAAATGCTTACACTACTTCAAAACAGAGATGAAACAGAAACCGGATACGAGATTTGTTCTCTTTTAAGCAGAGGAACCTTAAAGCCTAAAAAGACAGACGGCGTTTGGACAAAAGAATATGTTTGGAAATCAGAATATTTCAAGCACTTTCAACCAGTTGCATTTATTGACACAAATGATCTGGAGGAGGCTTTTCACTTTCATAATATTGGCAGATCAGACAAAGTGGATAACATAGTTTCCTCTCATCGTAGTATGTCAGTAGGTGATCTGGTAAAGACCTCAAAAGGTGAAGTGTTCATGGTAGAACCAGCGGGATTCACCAAAGTAAAAACATCCTAATATTCAGACAGTGTGTACAGAAAGCCCCTCTTTAGGGGCTTTTTTTATGTCTGATGATAATTCAAGTTCCGGCTTTACCCACTTCTTACACAACCAAACATTGTTTTTCAAAAGCATTATCTGAGCTTTCAGCCTTCCACGATTATCGCCCCTTGATTTTTTGTATTGAGATTCAAGAGATAATATTGTATCCAGGGTCCAAGTCATTGATTTTAAAGGAGTTTTTTCTGTCAAGATGGTTTGGTAGGCCAATCGTCAGATCCTTTACCGTCTATATCCGGTTCACTTAGGTTGGGCCAGTTTTTATGCTTGGTGATATCTCTCAACGCTTGGCGGTATGTCTTCCATTCATCGCTCATGGTTACATCGCTGGAAGCCATCCAATCAGTTTCGGCTAATCGCCTGTTGCGTTCCTGTCTTTGAAGCTCTGCCACTCTCTCCGTTTCTGCTGTCTGAGCCGCCGCCTTTTCGCTATCTGACATGGTTTCAATTTTGTGTAGCCAGACAATATTATCTTCAATATATGGATCTACACTGATGCTCTTTTCTTTCAGCGGATCATAAGAGCGATTGAGGAACACTGGCAAAACAGAGTTTTCTGTCATCCAATCAGCGGGTGGGCCGGATTCTGGAAAGGCCACATTTGGAAATAGCTGTCTGTGTTCTCCTATCTCCTCCACTTTGTTATCTTTTATTTTTGCGATTTGCATATTTATTACCTATAAGTTAGGAAAGGTCTTGCTTGGTGCGGTAAAGTTGCTCGTATAGCGGGCCTTCAAAGTGATTCTTAACTCATCTATATACCCCACATATTCGCCACCTTGCAAACCATCACCCCTGTATCTTCCAAGCATAAAATCATCTAGGTTTAGGTTGTTGGTATAGTTGGCAGTCGTTGAGCCAGATTGATTGCCGTCTATAAACATCCTCAAATTATTTGAGGTATCTCTAGTCACCGCTACATGGTGCCAGTTGTTATCCGCTACGGCGGTCGTTC